CCATGCAAGGCGCGGGCATAACCCCGAGTGCGTTGCGCAGCCAGCTACGATCGTGGTCCTTGCCGGGAGGTATTGGAACGCGGATCGTGCGGACGGATCGAAGCCAAGGCAATAGCACCGCCCCCGCAAGCGTATCGCGGTCAATGCCGGTCGCCATTTCGGCGGACGGTGGCTCGACACGAAAGGAAAAAATGGAAGGCACCGAACTACTCAACAAGGCAGGCGACCACGTAGGGGCCTACTGGCGCGACGGCGTTCTGCCGAAGAACTACGCGACGGCGCAGGATATCTGCTACGCGTACGAATCCGTTCCTACGCGCTTCTGGCCGATGCTGCGCGTTGGCGACTTCGCGTGCGTTGGCGCTGCGCGGTATCGGCAGCCGCTCCAGTATGCGAACGGCGCACCGGACGAAAGCGCCATGGTGGGCATCGTGCTCGACATCATCGACGATGCCGATGCTGGATCGGAAACGGACGGCGTTACGCGCTACGTGCTAGTTCACTGCGTGCAGAACGGCGGCATCTACATTGCGGACGCTACGGCGCTTTGCGTTCTGGAAACCGTCTTCGGTCTAGAGCACTGGCGTCCGGTTGCGGCACGCGCACCGGTCTACACTCTGGAGGACCGCGCAGCCGACATATCGCGCGAGGTGGCGCGAGTCATGGACGAAGTCGGGCGCGAAAGCGATGGGGGGGGCGAGCGATGAGCACTACCTTCATGCAATGCGAGTGCGGCACCGCGCAAGGCGACTCCTGCGGCTACACGCTCCAGCGTTCCGAGATGGTATGCGTCGAATGGATACCGGAATGGCTGCGCGGATCGCACGAAGCGGCTGGAGGTAGCGGACGCTACCCGCACAACGGCGCGTTGCGGCTTATGGTCGCGCCTAGCTGCGCCGCCTTACTCGCCGAGTTCGACGGGGAGTGGATGCGCGAGGTGGAAGGAACGGAGGACGAAGAATGACTGCCTCGCGCCATCGCTACTACCTCGCGCCCGTTACCGATCCAGCGGACCGCTACGCCGCCGGGCAGGACGGGAATGCGTTCCACACTAAGCGCGAAGCCATGTCTGCCGCGCGCTCGCTGCAACGTCTAGGCGACGAATGGAACACGCCGTGGTCCGTCGTGCATCTTGGCGGCGGACGGCATCCGCAAGTCGCCTGCACCGTGCCCGCGTTGGAACGCAAGGGGGCGGACGCATGACCCCCAAGCTAAACAAGCACCAGAGGCTAACCCTCGCGCTTACTCGGCACCCGCTCTTTTCCGAGCACTGGATACGCTACGGCTGGGCGTTCTTACCCGACGCACCGAACGGGCGGCACGGTTGGTGGCGCTACGCATCGGACGGAACGCCGCACTACCTGGGCCGCACGTTCGCAGAAGCCGAAAAAGCCTTGCAGTCCCCTACCTGCTAGGCGACAGTTCGCGAGCCAGTGACCGCTGGCTTGCTCTTTCGCGCGCCCAAGTTCAACGGGCGCGCTTCTAACCGCACACCGCTAGCGGATGCCGTCTCCTGCGCGCGACTGACTCTTGCGCGCCCACGTTGCACCGTGGTTCTCCAACTCTCCGGCCTCCGCTAGCACTTTTCTTGCACGCTGCCCTGGCATGGTGCGCCGAGAGATTCGGCGACGGGGTTTCTCTCCAGTGTTGTTCTCCCCTCATGAAACACCGGGGCAGCGGGCTTTTCTTGGCCTAGCGCGCGGTCGGCTGCGCTACGTCGGTCGTTCCGTCGTGGCACGAAACCATCGCAGTCGGCTGCGCGCCTTTCTTGCCCTGCACGTAGTAGTAGTGGTTTTCAACGGACCGGCACTTGCGGCATCGCGAGCCTAGTCCGCGCCAGCCCTTGCCGGTGCCGAAGTGCTCGGCGGTTGCAGGTAGCGTGAGCTTGCACTTGCCGCAGCGGTGCAGATGCGCTGGCAGCTTGATGCGACGGGCGGACAGGTTCTTGTCGATCCACACTAGGTTGTCGGTCGTGTAGCCGAGCGCGTTGTCCTTGCGTCCTAGCGTCGGCTTCTTGAGTTCAACGGGCGGGTGGTTCTTCGCTGCCCATGCGCGGAACTCCTTGCTTGAGCAGTAAGGCAGATCGAATGCGTATTCCGCGCCGCGCACGAGTTGAGTGCAACGGCGGCGGACGTTGCCGTGAATGCACGACAACATGCACGAGTAGCAGATCGACCAGTGCCGCCACGGCTTCCGCGTGCAGCGGGTGCAGACGCTAGCCGCCATCGAGCTTCTCGTCGATATCAACGAGCGACGGATGCAGTTCGCCGAGGATCGCCCACGCTTGGTGAGCTAGGCGGCACACGCTGTCGAGCTTGCAAAGCATCTGCTCCCGCTTGGCGGTATCGGGTTCCAGTTCAACAAGCCGCTGGCGCAGGATGTAGATCCACGCGGGGATGTCGTACGTCTCCTGCATCACCTCGTAGGCGAGATCACCGAGCGGCTTCGTGAACGACTTGTCGCCGTATTCCTTCTCGCCCCAGATGAGGCGAAGTTCGACGGCGAGTCCGAATGCGGACTGCTCCATGCCGTCGAGGTCGCGGAGGTCTTTAAGCCACTCGATGAAGCGGAAGCGGTCTTCTTGTTCGCTCATCGCTCACGCTCCCATTCGCCGCAGCCGTCGTTGTCGTAGACCTCGGGCCACACGACCTTGGCAGCCATGTTGTCCTCGATGCTGGTCCCGCACTGTGCGAGTAGTGTCTGGTAGAACCCGGATCGCGGAGCGTAGCGATGGCATTCACCCCCGAACTGCACGGTTTCTACCTTGCGGAAATACTTGCACGTTGCGCAAGTCCCTTCTGCGTGCTTGGTCATCTCTCAGTTCCTCCCGTAGATGGCTTGCGCCAGTTCTTCGATCTTAGACAGCATGGTTGCCATCTGTGCGCGTGTGGTGTCGATGCGTTCGCGGATCTCGATGATGCAAGCGGTCGTGTTCACATCGCGCGCCTTGGCCGATAGACCGTTGAACGCCACGATCCTGTCCATGAGATCCATGTTGCCCTTGAGATCCTTGAGGGTCTTGGGATCATGGACCCAGTTTGCGTGGACGGCGGCGACTATATCTTCCGCCTGCTTGTTGAGTTCGTATTCGTTCATGCCCCATCCCCCTCCTCATGCCGCCGCCCGTGAAACCCATTGGGGTAACGCTTGGCGAGCTTGTCCGCGTTGTGCTGCGCGATGTCTTCTAGGTGAAACCCCATCGTGTCAGCGACTGCGGTGAGATACCACAGCACATCTCCGAGTTCCGCCTTAATCTTGTCCAGATCCAGCGGCTTGCCGTGGAACAGGTGCTTCTTCACCGGCTCGGTCACTTCGCCGACTTCGCCAGCGAGTCCCATGAGGAAGTTGCACATCTGCTCGCGCCACGTTGTTTTCATGTTCATCGTGCGCTGCACTGCTTCTTCGTAGTCTTGGAAGTTCATGCGTCTTCGGTCTCTCCATCCATGCAGTCGCATGGGATCTGTGTTGATTCAGGAAACAGTTTGCCTTGGGCCTTGTCGGCTTTCACCAAGTTCTCCCACTTGTAGTTGCGACCAAGGCCAACAACCGTGTGTGCAACCGCGTTGCGTTCCAGTGCGATAGCCCTAGCGAACAGATCAGGGTGCTCTCGCTCCAACGCGAAGATCTCGCTCTTGCGCATCGCGGGGCAGAAGAAGCACGAAGACTTGCCGGGTTGCGGAAGCCCAACGCGCTTGATCGCTGCCACGCAATCCTCGCGATCCCAGTTCCACTCCACTAGCGGGTATCGGTAGCGGTATCGCTTGTCTTCGGTCAGCACGGCACGGTGCCGCTCACCCGCGTCGATGCCGATGCACCGCTCGACCTTGACGCCTGCTGCCCACACCGCCTTCGACTTCTCGTGCGCGGCGCAGAACTTGTCCATCGGGTATCGCTTCCACTTCTGGGAGCAGCCCTTGAACCCGTAGGCAAGCGAGGGAAGCTCCTTCCGCTTGAGGCTCATGTCCTCCAAGCTGCTGTATTGCGAGGTGTCAGCGTAGGTAACCACCTTGAACTCGCACGACGGCAGTTCCTTCGCCATCCAGTCGCGGAACGTATCCACGAACTTGTATGTCTCTGGCTTCTCTGCGCCGGTATCAGCGAACATCGCAAGGTCTGGTGGAGTTTGCTTCTCCATCAGACCGATCACCAAGGCGGCGCTGTTGACGCCACCTCCAAAGCTAACGACTCTGAAGTTCACTCCTCGTTCTCCTCTCTCTTGAGTTCGCGCTTGGCGTTGCGCTGACTGGCCCAGTTGAACTCAAATGCGCGACCACCATTCTCGCGGATTCGATCTGTGAGAGCCGCGCCGATGAGTTTCTGAAACTCGGCCTTGCTCATGTTGCTGATCAGGATGGTTGACTTGAACTCGTTGTATCGGCAGTTCAAGACATGGAACAACTGCTGCGTCGAGTAGGTGGTGTCCGAGTTGCGGCCCATCTCGTCGATCACGAGTAGGTCAGGCAGGATGAACACGGCGAGCGCGACAGTCTCGGTCTCGGTGGCGTTCGGGTTGTAGGTGGACTTCACCCGTGCCAGTAGGTCGATCGCGGTGGTGTACTTGCCGGTGCCGCCCTTCTCCAAGACATGGCGCAGGATGCCGACCGCAAGGTGGGTCTTGCCGGTACCGGGTGAGCCCAGGAACACGGCAGACCGTCCACGTTCCAGGTTGTCCCCGATGCTGTTGCAGAAGTCGCGAGCCCAGTTCCAGATGAGGTTCTGGGCGTCCATCCCGTGCTGCCAGTTCCACAACGTGGATTCTACGTAGCGAGCCGGGATGGTGGCGTCCGCGATGGCGGCAGAGATCGCGAGATCCCTGCCCGATCGTCCTTCACGGACGCGCGCGTGCGTCTCGTCCGCTTCAGCCTGCCAGATGGCATCGCACTTCGGGCAGTTCGCCCGGTGCGGCTTCAAGATCCAGTGCGTGGGGTTGACCTTCTTGATCCGGTCAACCGTCTCGGACTTGCAGACCCAAACGTCCGCGCTGAACTGCCCGTGGTCGGGACAAGTTCCCGACTCGCGTGCTACAACTTCGAATGTCCCTTGCATCGCTATACGCCTCTCTGTTGCGTTATCTCGGTTCCAGGCTCTGGACGGTCAACCGACCAGAGATCGTCGATTCTAGGGCTATCCACGGCCTCCTACGGACAAGGGAAAGCCCCATTCATCACACGGGAGGTCAGGATCGGTGCTAAACTCGATCCGACCGTTCTTGGCGGCGGCGTCCTTGACCCAGTCCGCGTTGAAGCCCTGCCAGCCGCGAGCGGCGCACTCGGTCAGGACACGCTCCAGGGTCCAACCGGCCTTGGAGGCTTCCTTGCGAAGCCGGGCGACTGCGGTTGCCGTGACCGGTGACTTCTTCGCTTTGCGGACTGCGAGGAAGTCTTGCCACACCTGTTCAGCCACCTCGTCTGGCCGCTCAACAGCAGCGCCGCGCTTGACGCGGCGGGTAGTATCCTTGTCGGATGCCTTAGCGTGTACAGGAGACTCTGAGAGAACGGATGTACTACTCTTTGCTTCTGCCTCTGCTTGGGCAGACAAAAGTGGAATGTCCGGGACAGTCCGGGACATTCGGGACATTTCGCGGGACATCCGCTTGCGCTCTCGTTCGTAGGAACGACGCGACTCCTCGTCACGCATGTTCCTGAAGCGGCTGTAGTTAAGGATGTTCCAGCCCCGGTCAGCAACCTCGATTCTCCGACCTTCGTGTTCCTTGCTGCGACTGTTCTCGTCGGGTGCTAGGAACTTGTCGATGGCGCGCTTGGCGTCTTCGATCGGCACACCGGCAAGGCGCGCGAGACCGATGACGCTCGCGCCGACGTAGCCATCTCGGTCGGCCATCGCCAGCATGGTGATCCACACGATGCGAGTCTGGTCGCTCTCGGACCAGATGGAAGAACAGAGGATGCTACTGAACAGCTTGGTGAAGGATTCGCTCAAGGTGTCCCGGACATTACGGGACATGTCCCGGACATCAAGGGACATGTGAGAAAAATCTCACCCGCGCATCACGCTTTTCTCACGCCCCATCCGAGCGTGGAGTTCTTGCCGACGCGATAGATCCTCGCGCCTCTCACAAGTCGCGCAGCGCGCGGTCCTCGTGTTGCGAACTCGGTAGCCACAGGTGTAGCACTTCGACCCTGCGTAGACGGGCTCGCCGCGTTCTAGGGCGGTACGGCGGAGGTCAGATTGGCCCATCGAGAAGGTATGGAATGGGACCAGATGGAACGTAGCGCGGTGCCAAACCCGTTGGATCGTTGCCGTAGAACACCAGATTGATGTCGGCTTCGCTCATGCGGATGCTGTTCAGGTAGCGATCGGGGTTCGCGCGGATCTTCGCATCCAACTCGGCACGAATCCGTTCGCGCTCCTCGCGAATGCGTCTGTTGCGACGGATCGTCTTCTCGCGACGGCGATCCTTCATCGTCATGCGGTGGACGATGGCACGTAGGTGGCGTGAGTTCATTCCGACCTCGCCTTCTCCAGCAGCGCCCTGATCTTCGCGGTCTTACTCGCGTAGGTCGCCTTCGCCTTCTCACGCGCACACGCAGCGCACTTGTCGGTAAGCGTGTAGCGCCGCACGGTGCCGCACGCGGAGCACGCATCGCCTGCGTAGGTCTTGTCGCCGCGCTTGGCGGCTTCGGTTCGCTCGTCTGGCTTCATGGCTTCACCTTTGGGAGCGGTGGAGCATGGAGCACAAGCTGCCTGTGAACATCCCACGAGTCGGTCCAGTGCTCCACACCGCCAACGTCCACCACGACTTTGGCCGCGTTACTGAAAGCGCGAGCCAACGTCTCGACCGATTCCGCCTTGTCCAAGCCTACGGACATGGTGATGTTGTAGGTGATGATGATGACGGTCTCACCAGTCGGCTTGGTCACGGCAGGATCTCCTTCAGCCTAGCCAGCGCAGCCGTGGATACCGGCGTCTCGTCCTCGTAGCCGGGGACCATCGACAGCGCGGTGCTGGGGTTGGCGGAACCGCATACGGCTTCCGCTCTCAGGCGCATCGTTCGGATGGCGGTAGTGATGCGGTCCGCTTCGACGATCGACACGCGATCTTCGGAGCACAGCATCTTGAAAATGGTGAGGAGGTCATCCCTCGTCAACTTGGTTGGTTCGTCACTCATTCTCTATCCCACATGCTCTTGAAGTTTGGCCGCATCCACGGCGGCAGGTTCTCTTGTTCGATCTGCCGCTCCATGCGGCGAATCCTTCGGTTGCTGTCGATGCTCTGCTCGACCTCGCCCGTGTGCTCGCGCGACACGCGGCTGTGAATGCATGGGCGGCAGATGCTGTGCTCGCGACCGGGTGATGCCATGAACGGTTGCCCGCACTCGTCGCACTTCATCTCGACGCGGTGTCCTCCGGTCCATTTGCGCTTGGTCACAGGCTCCCCCACATCATGGCATCCCAGAAGTGCAGCGTGATCTGCGTCTCGGTCATGGTTCGATATTCTCCAGTTTGCTCAGAGCATGGGTGACAGCAGCATGAGGTGAATCGTCATCCTCCGCCGCCTCCCACAACTTAAGCAGCGCAAGCAGCACCGGGCGCAGATGCCATCGCGGGTCTGCGTGGTCAAGAATGGTGCGTAGGTCTGATGGTTTCATGGCAACTCCGTCTCGCGGATCAACGCGATGGCGCGGGTGATGGCTTCTTCGTCTGGGATCATCAGTCACGCCTCCGACGATGGAACAGGAACTCGGCAAGGAGATTCCCTATCACGAGCCCGCCAGCGCCGCAGAGCATCGTGAAGAACAGTCCCTCGATGTCGCTCACGGCTTCTGCTCCTTCTTGCCGTCGATGCCCGCCATCTCGGCGCGGAGGGCTGCGCGGTTGCGGCGATACGCGAGGCTCAAGGCCATCTTGACATCTTCGGGGACCATGCAGTCTCCCATCGTGTTGTCCAACGCATCCTCGGCATCATGCACCCGCCGCACGGCTGCGCGGAGGGAGAGTAGGTCGGACTTTACGTTGAGTGGATAATCCCACGGGTCAACCTGTTCGTCGTGCAGTTGCTGCGTCACGGCAGCACCTCGCGGAGTGCGTTGATGGCAACCTCACGCACGTTCACGTTGCCGCATCCTCCGCATTCCATGCAGTTGCTCTCACGGGCGTCAAACACCACCGCCCGCGCCCGGTCGCGCAGGGTGCGGATGGCGGTGACGCATCGTTCCGGCATCAGGCTGTCGTGCCCGTGGTAGTCGTTCAACGCCGCTTCGATGTCGGCGATCAGCGCGTCCGTCAGCTTGATGGGGTTGGTCACGATAGTTCCTCCAGAATCTCGTTGAGCAACCGCGTCGGCACCTTTCGGGTCTCTTCGCCGCCGATTGCTTGCTTCGGTGCCGTCAGGATCTCTGCGCGATCCTTCGCTCTGGCGATCTTGCTCTTGAGGTCGCGGATCGTCTCGCGTTGATAGCACACAAGGTCTGACAAGGCTTCAGTGCTGAGGTAAAGGGTATCGCTCACTTCTGCTTCTCCTTGCGCACGCGGCGCTTCTTGGGTTGGCGGATCATGCCTTCCCCTCCATCTCCGCGACCCGCAGCACCAGCCGCGCGAGGGCGGTGGGGAGGTCGGGGCCTTCGCATTCATGCTCGCCGCTAATGGCTAACCAGCAGGTCCGCCACCGCTCCAAGGTCGGGCCACGGTCCTGCGTGTCCAGCCACCCCAGCATGGCGGGGACGAGTTGCCAGCGAATGTCGAACTTGTCGGGGCTCAGAGTCAACTCGCCGAGCAACCTCGATACAGCACCGAACAGCGCCGCCCCTTCCAGCGGGGAGGTCACGAGGCACCCCCTTCGGCCTGTGCGATCCGCTTCCCAAGCGACCCGTGTATCATCTTCGCTTCTTCGATGGTCATTACCGAATCGACCGCATCGCCGTCCAACGACGCCATGCGAATGCGGATCTCCTTGGTGCCGTTTGGTCTGGTCTCCAGCTTGATCCATTGCCAATAGAATCGTTGCATCACGCACCCCCCTGCTGCTTCGCGCGTTCCTCGTTGCGGCGGCGGTCGGCGTAGGCGTCGAGCAGTTTCCCGGCAGCGATCGAGTTCATAAACGGCGTCTTGTCGCTGTGGCATTGCACCACCGCATCCAGCACTGGCTGCGCGGCGTCGATTGCAGCCTCTGCCTGCTCGGCGCGTGAGCGGAACTCGGTGATGCGATCCTGCATCCACTGCGAGTTCTCCTTCGCCTCGTCGCGCTCCTGCCTTGCCAGCGTGGTCGCAGCATCCGCCGCCCGCAGATCGTCGGCACCGTTGGCGAGGGCGCGCTGCAACTCCGCAACGGTCAGTCGCTCGGCGTTCAGCAACTGAAGGCGTGCCTCCAACTCGCACCGATAGCGCAGCCCCTCGCGCATGAGGGCGACGGCGCGGTCGATCTCCCACTCGCAAAGAATGGAGTCGCCACGCTCCGGGGCGACAGTTGCGCATTCGCGCCAGCCGTTGATATTGTTCTCCGTCAACTCGTCATCGGACAACTGGTCATCGCCATCGGCAGGCGGGGTTGACTCGATGTGTTGTGCAGGCACCCGCTTTCGCCGCTCGGCGATCATGGCTTCTGCTTGCCCGTAGGCCAATATCGCGCAGTCCTCATCGTGGCTGTCATCCGTGACGAGGGACCGTAGAGCCACGTTCGCGAACTCGTCCAGCAGCCGGATCTCGTCCGGTGAATAGTTCTCGTTGTTCATGTTCTTGTTCCTCCTCAGAAGGGGATGTCGCCGTAGTCCTGCTGCTTGCCAAGCATCTCCTGCGCCTTCTTCGCGACGGGACTGGATGCACGTTGCTGGCGAGGGGCGTCACCGCCGCCTTCGCCATCGCGTTCCTTGGGCGGGAACATCGAGACGATGATGCTGCTGCGCCCAGCGCCAGTGCCGCCGAGATCGGGAACGCCAGCCGGGTTGAACCACTTCTCCAGCATCAAGAACTTGCCGCCATCGTCCTTCTCAAGGACGCAGCCGACCGTCTGATACTTGCCCTTCACCTTGCCCTCGCGGTCGGTGTATTCGCCCACCTTCACCGCCAAGTCGTAGACCTTCTTCGTAGCCATCTCAGTTCTCCTCGCTCGTTGTGAGGTTGTTGTCGGAGTCCAGCTTGATCCAGATGGATCTGCACTGCCACGTTTTGCGCGCACCACGCGCGCCCTTCTTGCCCCAGGCTTGCACGACGAAGTAGCCGCCAGCCAAGAGCCACGTTTTCAGTTTCGGTTCGGCCATCGACTTCTTGACGCGGGCGCTGGCACTACTAGCCGCGCACGCTTGGACGCCAAGGATCGACATGGACCGGATCGCCACGATGTCGATGACGTTGAACAAGTCCTGCCTGACCATGGCGTGCGGGTTCCACTTCTCCACGACTTGCGCCGTGTAGCCGTCTTTCCTGAGCATCGCGAGGCTGCGTTGAGTCGGGCTGACCATGGGGCTTGATCTTGTCGGCAGCGTGTCCCTACGTCAACAGGAATCTGCCCCAAAAATCACTTCGCCTCACCTATTGACACCAAGACTGCCGATCGCTACCTTGCCGCTCCAACCTCAACCAAGGAGCAGAGAGAACATGCAACTGACCGTTCACGCAGTCACCAACATCGAGATCCGCCCCATCGACGGGCCATTCGCAGGGCATCATGCCCGCGACATCGTCATCACCAGCACTCGCGGTGACAAGTTCACCCTGACGCTGTTCGCCCCCACCCGCGCCGACCTTGCGCTCAACCTGAAGCGGCGCGAAGTCCTTCGTGGCGAAGAAGGCGACTCGGCTTCCGCGCCTGATGCGGCGGTTGCCACCAGCGACGCCGTCGTGCCGGGGGCGTGCGAATGAGCCTACGCAAGACGCTGTCCGAGATCACGAGGGACCGTCGCATCAAGGTCGGCTCCGTCGTGCAACTCAACGAGCACGCCTCGTCGGAGTGCATGGTCGGGTGCCTGATGATCGTGACCGAAGTCGGAGCTTGGGGCGTGCAGGGCTTCGTGACCATCCCGCAGAACATGGACAAGCCAGCCCCTCGCGCCTTCCTTCGCCCGAAGTGGGGCGCGATCGAATACGTCGGCACTGCTGTGCTGATGCCAGTTGAACCAGAGGAACAAGGAGAACAATCGTGAAGCAAACCATCCCATTCACCGACCGCGCAACGTGGTTAGCCAACCGAGCGCAAGATGTCACCAGCACCGAAGTGTCGGCGCTGTTCGGACTCTCGCCATACTCAACCGAGTTTGAACTGTGGCACGCGAAGCGCAACGGCATCGTCGCGCCGTTCGTGGAGAACAACCGCGTGCGCTGGGGCAACCGGCTTGAGCCCGTGATCGCCGCTGGCATCGCGGAAGACCACGGCTGGACGATCCGCAAGAAGGACGAATACGTCCGCGACACCGCTACCCGTATGGGTGCGAGCTTCGACTACGAGGTCAAGGACGTAGACAACGTCGGCGTGCTTGAGATCAAGAACGTGGACTGGAAGGTCTTCAAAGACCAGTGGTCGCAAGATGGCGAAAGCGTGGAAGCGCCGCCGCACATCGAGATGCAGGTTCAGCACCAGCTTGACGTTGCCGACATCGACTGGGCAGCGATCGGCGTTCTCGTCGGCGGCAACGAACCCCGCGTGATCTTCCGCAAGCGTGACCGTGGCGTTGGCACTGCGATCCGCCAGCGGGTTGCGATCTTCTGGGACAGCGTTGAACGTGGCGTTGCGCCCAAGCCCGACTACGCACGCGATGCCGAGTTCATCACGAAGCAACTGCGTGCTGCGGCGAACGATGGCGAGACGGTGGAAGTCGGCAGCGAGATCGCTGGCCTACTCGCCGAATACAGCGGCATCAGCAGGCAAGTCTCCGAACTGGAGGAGCGCCGCAGCGCGATCAAGGCGATGGTGCTGGATCAGATCGGCACCGCCAGCAAGGTCTTGTCCCCGTTCGGCACGTTGTCCGCAGGCATGACGAAGGACAGCCAAGGCACGCTCATCACTCCGGAGATGGTCGGCACCTACGTCGGGGCGCGATCAGGCTACCGGCAGTTCCGCTACACGCCGAAGAAGGAGAAGTCGTGAAGGTCTACGTTGTTAGAAACCTGTGTGATGTCATCCATGGGGTCTATGCCAATCAGGACATGGCTCACAAAGCCATGATCGACCTCCTTCCAAAACTCGCCTGCACGCAAGAGATCGAAGTGCAGCAATCACCAACATGGACCGTGTGGTCGAAGCCTAACTCATGCGAGGCGAAGTCCGCAACGCTGAACGAGAGGATGCCCGCAGACTTCAAGGTGATGATGCAGCTTGAAGGCGTCCGCGCCGTGAACGTCTCGGCCAACGACATCAAGGAAGCCATCGACGTAGGCGAGTCCGCCTTCCGAATGCACCAGATCAGCAACCAACAGGAGGACAGCAAGTGACCGACACCAACATCCCAGCGGCAGCGCCGCAACCCGTGCCCGACCAGACGCGAGCAGTCGCCCCGATCGAGCTTTTCCGTCAGACCCTGACCGCGATGAAGTCGGGATTCGCCGACGCACTGCCGAAGCAGATCCCAGCAGAGAAGTTCGTCCGCACGGTGATGACCAGCGTGCAGATGCAGCCTGACCTGTTGGGCGCTGACCGGCGTAGTCTGTTCGGTGCCGCGATGAAGGCGGCGCAGGATGGGCTCTTGCCAGATGGGCGCGAGTCAGCGTTCGTGATCTTCAACACGAAGTCGGGTCCGCTCGTTCAGTACATGCCGATGATCGGCGGTCTGCTCAAGAAGCTCCGCAACAGCGGCGAGCTTGCGTCGATCGCGGCGCACGTTGCCTACGAGAACGACGAGTTCGTCTACGAGCTTGGCGACGAGGAGAAGATCGTCCACCGTCCGCTGATGACCGGTGACCGTGGTGCCGTGGTGGCGGTCTACGCCATCGCCAAGACTCGCGATGGTGCGATCTACCGCGATGTCATGTCCTACACCGAAGTGGAGCAAGTGCGCGCCGTCAGCCGCGCTCGCAACTCTGGCCCGTGGACGCAGTGGTGGAACGAGATGGCTAAGAAGACCGTGATCCGCCGACTGTGCAAGCGGCTCCCGTCCAGTGCGGACTTGGAGCAGTTGTTCGCGCACGACAACGAGAGCACGGACTTCTCGCAGCAGGATGCGCCCAAGGCTTCCGCAACCGCCCCGCTGTCGCGACTCAAGACCAGCATGGGTCTGACCGTGGAAGTTGCGGATCAGGCTCCTGAGATCAAGGTCAGGAACGAGAACGACGATGACGATGGCGATGCCATGGCGGTCCCAACGTGAAGCCACCTAGCGCCAAGATCATCAAGCAAGCCATGGTTGCGATGCACGAGCACGGCATCGACAAGGACGAGGTGACCAACTTCATCCTCTACGTCAGCCTAGTGAAAGACGGGCTCAACGTGCTCAAGAAGGTGGCGACCAAGCCGCCGCATGGCTGGGATGGCGTTAGCGACCGGATGTGGTTCACGCACGCGACCGAGAAAGCGGTCGAGAGGCTAGTCAAGATCCTCGCATGAGCCTGCTGACCACAGAAGAACTGGCGCAACGCTGGGGCTTGAGTGCTCGGACGCTCAAGGACTGGCGTAGGCGCGAAGTGGGACCGCCCTACATGCGGATGCCAACATCTGCTGGAGGGCGTGCGACCATCCGTTACCACCTAGCCGAAGTCGCGAAGTGGGAAGCGGAACACACGATCAAGACCGAACACGATCCCGCCGAGTGAGGCGGCTGGGTCGCTAGAGGCGGGCGGTGCTACGGGCGGTGGCATCGCCCGTCTCGCTTTCTAGCTAGCTGACGCCGCGCTTGATCGGCGGCTCCTCGTGGACGAGGGCAGCAGGCAAGCCAACCTTCTGCGTCGGCGCACCGCGCTGGCGGCGCACGATCATCGGCCCGCCAACAAGGGCGAGCGCGATGTTCAGACCGACCACGCCGAGCAGTTCCCAGTCGAACGGCTCGTCCTTCTCCAGCGCCTCGATGGCCGCATCACGCTGGGACCGGGTGATGTTCCCGGCTGCGTATTCGGATTCGACTTGAGCGGCAACGTTCGACCGTTGCTCAGGGCTCAGAACGCCGCAGGATGCCACCAGAAGCGACATCGCGAGCAGGATCGACAATCGGGTCATCACTTGTCCAGGCGCGTTTCTACGCGCGTCAGGCGTTGCTGTAGGTCAGACTTCAGCGCGTCCATGCTGGCACGCAGCAGCTTGAGTTCGTCGATCACGGCGTTGTTGCCGCGATGCTCGCCTTCGATCTGCTGGCGAAGGCTGGAGATGTCGTTCCCCAAGACCGCGATCTTGTCGGTCATACCCCATGCCCAACCGACCGCTGGGATCAGGATGGCGGTGCAAAGGATGGACGCGGCACGTAGCCATCCGTCGAACTTTGCAAGGTCGGGCTTCGCCATAGGATTGGGGGTTGACGGTAATGTCGTAGTGGTCACGTTGTAGCCCTCACTTCTTGGAGTCCTTGGAGGCTGCGCCAGTGATGGTCCCTCTGAGCGCATCCCCGAAACCAGTCGGTTTCACACGGTCTGTGGCAACGCCCGTCCAGTAGATGAACGGCTTGGATGCGAAGTCGAGCGGGATCTTGAAGATGATCGAAAAGAGGGTAGCCGCATCGCTGATGCTCTTGCCCGAAGGGTCGGTGAAGGTCTTGCCCGTAAGCGTGTTGCCAACGAACGTGGCCGCGCGTTCCAACGCGAAGATGCTGGGCGCGGAGCCGATGCGATCGTCGTAGGGCTTGTCGTTCATCCGGTTGATGACGCCGACCATGAGTGGACCCGCGTAGGGGATCGTGCCAGCCGTGCCCGTCAACGGTGCCGCAACCAAGGCGTCGAACCAGATGTCCGAGTAGCCATCCTCATCGTCATCGTCGAACAGTGTGCCCTTGACGAAGGAGATGATCGCCGTGCCTACCGCGAACGGGATCATCATCGACCACAGATACATGTACGCAGCCTTGGCACCGCCGACCTTCCAACCATACTGCTCGATGTCGCCCTTGCCCTTCCAGTAGCCGTTGTTGAGGAGCATGACGAAGTAGTTCTGGAACTGCGTGAACCACTGGTGGAGAGCCGTGCCAGCCTCGTAAGCCGAGATCGACTCTGGGTTGAGCGCGCCTTGCGTCCGTCGCACCGTGCTTCCAGCCCTAGCCACCGCTTCCGCATCCGCATCCTCCTCGGACATGGCCGCGACCGATGGATCGGACATCGCCTTGTCGTATGCAGCCATCCACACCGTGGCGTCGATGATGTTCTGCACGAACGCTTGCGGCTTGTAACCCTTGGTCGCCGCCAAGTCCTGCAACTTGGTCATCCAGTTCGGGTCCTCAAACACGGCGCGGGTGTCAGCCGAGATGTCGAACATCTGGTTCTCAAACCGCTGGCGCATACCTTCGTCGGCTTCCGCGATCTTGCCGAACACATCACCGAAGTTGGTCATCACATGGTGCAGAGCCTTCGCCATGCGGTCGGCACCGACTTCGGGAACAGCAACGGCAAGCCCCGTGGACTGTCCGATGATGTTTCCGTAGTTGCCGACCATGCGAGTCAAGCCAACCGACTGCTTGATGTGCCGCGCCCACTTGTCGATGCCGGGGTGCGAGCTAGGCGTGCTGGTGGATTGGAACGCGATGCGTTGCAGCCACTTGTCAATGGCGTCCGTGAACAGCGTCTCGTCGTAACGCTCCAGCGCCCCCATCACCTTCTGGTGCTTCAGCAGTTTCATCACCTCGCCCAGCTTCGGCTGGATGTTGATGAACCGGATCTGCTCGCCCAGCACTGACGGGATCTTCCGCAAGTCCATCAGCAGCGGGTAGACAGCACCCGTGCGCTTCTTGCCTGCACCCGACTTCACGCGAGCCAGCGCAACACGGTGGGTCTTCAGGGTCTCTTGGTTCAGGTCGCGGAACTTTGCGTCCACGTTGCGCTCTGGGTCTGCACGCAGCGGGATGTAGCCGCCCTTGAACGTGCCGATCGGGGTCACGATGTCCAAGTGCTCGATCGCTTCTGGTGGATGCCCGAACACCTTGCGCCACGCTTGGAAGTAGGGCTTCTGCAACTTGGCGAACAGCGCGAACAACTTCTCGACAGCCTTGAAGTCCGCTGCCGTGAGCGTGCCGTTGAGCACGAGTTCGTTGATCGTCTCCTGCCACGCACTGTCATCGAGCGTGCCGTCATCGCGGACAGCGCCCCATGGCGTGCGGTCGCTCGTGCCTGCGCGAAGGAGCTTGTCCTTGCCGGTGACGCTGCCGCTGTAGAGGATCGCGTGCAGCAGTTCCCACTTGTCGGTGAACTTGTATTTCAGCCGTGGCGCGTCGATGTCCTTCTGGCCGGTGTCGCGAATCGCCTTGAAGATCGCGTTGAACTCGGCGTTGAACTCGGCCCACTGCTTTCGGTAAGCGACAGACGCATCGTTCAGCGGTCGCCACACCATCTTCGTCCACGGACCTGGAGTGCCACCGTCCAAGTAGAGGAACAGGTTCTCCAGTCGCGTTACATGAGCGCGGTGGCCCATGAACATGCCCATCCTCTTGCGAGCCTCAGTGCGCCGCGCATTCACGTTGTCGGCGACTTCTGGCGCACCACGGTCTACCAGCTTCTGCTCCAGCAGCGGTGCGGCTTCATCGACCAGCATCTGCTTGCCGTCGATCTCCACCTTCTTCATGTCCGACGCTTCTTGCCAGATGGCTTCGATAGCGTCCGTGGCGTTCTTGAACTCGTCCAGCGTGATCGACTTGTAGACTTGCTTCTGCGAGCGAGTCAGCTTGCCGCCGATGACGTTGCGCCGTGCGCGGGCTTCTTCCACGACGTTCGCGGCAACAGCGAGGATCTCCGCTAGCTCGCGGTGCATTTCCTCGTCGTAGGTCTTGATGTTCTCGATCTTGGCCTTGGCATCGACGAACTTGGCAGACCCAGCGATCTCGTAGAGACCAGCGAGTGCGCGTGCGGCAAGTGCGGTCTCGTAGTGCCGACCCTTGCCCAGATCCTTGTCGCCGACCTTGCCCATCTTCTTGATGGACGCGATCCGCTTCTCGATCTCCTTCTTCTCCTGCGTAGCAAGGCGCGCAAGCTCGGTTTGCAGCAACTCCTGCCGCTTGTATTGCAGAGCCTCAAACGTGCCGTTGGGCTTGCCCATCGCCTTCTCTGCCATGCGGCGAGCGCGAACAGCAGCGGCGTCGAACTTGCGAACGTCGATGTCGCCGACGTTCATGCCGTTGAGGATCGTGATGGCAGCGATACGCGCAGCATCGCGCAGCACCCCCAGCGGCATCATCATCTTGCTGAGTGCCCGGAACTCCATCGCGATCATGTCAGCGCGAAGGTCGTTGTGGATCGCAGACGCGATCGTCTCCTCCACCTTCTGCGGATCAGACAGTTCGCTGAACTCGGCTTCGATGCGGCGGTCGGTGACTTCCTCGATCTTCTCCTCGATAGACGGGGACGCGATGATCTGGCGGATCATGGTCGCTGCGTCCTTGAAGCCGAAGGACTCTGCCACTTCGCGCGGGTCGAGACCGACCGTAGCGACCATGCCTTCCAACTTGTCGAGAACCTGAGTCGCGACCTTGGGCATACCCAAGTCGATGCGGGCGGACAGGCTCTTGATGCGTTGCTGGAGAACCGGGACGCGAGCCTCCAGTTGCTCCTTCTTCTTCGCGCTAGCTTCCGTCATCGTCGAGTAGAACGACTTGACGGTTTCTCGCTCCTTCTTCGCTTCGGCGACAACCTTCCTGTTGTCGGCAAGAGCCTTGTCGCGCTCGGGCTTCTTGAGCCCCTTCGGCACTTGCTTGGTCGCAGCCTTCTCCTTCTCGTTGATGGCAGCGATGTCCTTCTTGAACTGCGCATCCTCATCAGTCTGCGACTTCTCGATCTCATCGAGGTTCTTCTTCGCAGACACAAGGTCTTCAACAGCCTTGTCGCGCGCCTTGATGGCACTCTCGACAGACTTTGGGATCTGCTGCTGCTCAAGTTCGCCGACGTTCTGACCGAAGCCGACCATCGACTCGATGGCGTCGATCTGCAACTTGTGAACGCCAGTGACGATCTTGCCTTCGCCCTTCTGGTTGGCGATGACGCGGACTCGCTTTGACTCCTTCTGCGTCCCGTCCGTGTAGAGGATCTTGCCGGTCAGCAGGTAGTTGATGACTTGGTAGATCGCGCGACCACGGATCTCCTTCGCCACTTCCTCGCGCAGAGCCTTGCGCACTTCCTGCTTCTGCCGGTCGATCTTGTTGCGGATCTCGTCAGCCTTGCGCTTGTAGTAGCCGACCGTGGCGAGCGAGTGCTGGTCGAGCGTGTTCATCGCCTTGTCAAACTGCGCCTGCGAGACTTCTTGCAAATCGCTCCACTGCGCGTCCGACATGCCATCGTGCTTCGCCTCAAACATCGGCTGGAGCTTCCGAGCGGCATACGCCTCCTCAATCATCCGCTCGCTGGCAAGCATGTTGTCGAACCAGCGGCGAATCTCTGGCGTCAGGATCGGCAAGTCCTCCAGCGGCAGTCCTTGCTGCGCAAGCTCCTTGCGATACTGCTCGTTCATGCTGCCACGGATGTCTTTGTAGACATCCAAGATCCAGCGGCGCATGTTGTTGAACAGCTTCGCCAATCCCTTGGTCGGTGCCTTGCCTTCCGCCCAGTAGATCGGGGCGTTGTAGGCGATCTGCTCATACCGCTTGACGCGCTCTGGCTTCGACAGCGCGTTCCATTCGTCCATCGACTTCAAGCCGAAGAAGTCCAGCAACGTCTGCGCGTCCTGCTTTGCGAAGGCGGGGGCGTTTGGATCTTGAGCCAGCGCCAACGTGACATCGGTCCAGAAGTGCGAGAGTTCGTGCATGAACTCTGGCAACTTCGCCGACTTCGTCAGCGTGATCTTGTGTTCGCCGACTGAGTATTGGGCGGTGGAGCCTGCTTTGAGGATGTTGGGGTCGTTGGTGGGACGCTGGTTGTTGACGGACTTGATCTGGTTGGATTCAAAGGCGATGTAAATGTCGCCATCGAACTTGTCTACTTTGTCACCTTCGATAACGATGCCGTCGTAGCCTTCATCTATCGCTTTCTTTCTAAACTCCTCAACTCCTCCTTCTGCTTGGATGGCGGAATACATGCGCCGCCACCCGCCCTGTCCACCGTCACCTGTGAAGCGGAGAGGATTACGCATCGAGATGTAGCCAGACATAACCTTCGGACCATAGGCCCCGGCTGATGACTGCTTACTCGTAAACCAAAGTCCTACAGTGTCGATCTGGCGTGCATTGCGCTCCTTTGATTTCTGGAGCCGATCGAACTGCGTGAAATCGCTATGCGTACCGTGGTAGACAACCAACGGCTTGCCGTCACCATCGACAACCTTAGACTCCCCGAACCACGACTGGAACTCTGGAGTCTGCGGCGCACCCTGCGCATTCAACTGCTCGCCCGTAACCTGCATCTCCCCCACCCCAATCTTGAGCGGGAACTTGGCGTAGACATCCTCGGGCGTGATGCGCGTCTTACCGAACAGCGCCTGCGCTTCCTCGGGACTCTGGTTCACGCGAGCGGCGAAGTTCTGGAACCAAGTCTTGGCGGCAAGGGTTGCACCGCGCACCTTGTCATCGGCGTCGAACACGCCGCTGCCCTTCACTTGCTCGTAGATCGACTTGCCAACGCGGGCTGCGGATTCGGCAAAGTCCTTGTCCTGCATCGCCATCTCGCCGTGAGCGGCGATGTTCTGCTGGAACTGACTGATGACTTCCTTCGCCTCAAACTGCGACATCGCGTCCACGGCGGTCTTGATGTGCGGCAGGATGGCTTCCTGGAAGCCTGTGCGGGCCGTCCTTGCCACGAAGTCTCCAGCAGGGATCTCGACTAGCCCCCCGCTCTGGAGCGCCGCAGTCAGCCTTGCAGCCAGCCCAGGGAGCACCTTGTCGGCGGACTCTGGCGTCTCGCCCATCGCGTTCAGCACCTCGCCCAGCTTGTCCGGTGCGACGTAGAACGTGCCCGCACCGCTAGCGTCCGCCATGTCCTGCACGGTGTCCGCTGCGACTTCGGGGTTGCGCTTCTTCGTGGCGGTGGCGTCTACCGCCTTCACCAGATTGCCCAGCGTCTGGAACGCAGCATCGGCACGCTTTGCCTTCGCCAAGTCCACGCGGAGCGCGAGACCGGGAGCAACAGCACTCAGGAGACCGGCTTGGTAAAGCGTCTCCTCAAACATGCTGGCAAGCGAGTCCGACAGGTCATCCGCCTTCGACGGGTCGGCGAACTCGCGCAGCAAGACCTCGGGCGAATACTGCTTCGCGAACTTGCGGCCAAGGTGTTCGACCACGGTCTGGCTGGCTTCGGTCAAGCCTTCTGCGCCGAGCGTCTGCGCGTATCGCGTCAAGCCGGTCTTGAGCGCGCTGCGGGTGGTCAGTTGGGTGAAGGCTTCCGAGACACCTTCCTTGGTCAGTCGCTTCCTCAGCGTGTCGCTGATGAGTCGCTTCGCCAGCGGCTTCACGAGGAAGGACGTGGCGGTGCCCATCGACGCACTTTCAAGAGACGCACCGATCACACCAACGCCGAAGCTCGCGTAGTAGGCGGCGTCCTCGTCGTATCCTTCGTCCACCATCTGGCGAAAGGCATCGCCCGACATGGAGTGCTGCCACTGCATGAACATTTCGGCAGAACCACCGATGAACATGCCGGTGAAGAACGATGCGGGGACGGTGGCGAATGCGGCTGGCAACGTGGCAATGCCTGCCGAAGTCGCGATGCTCGTCATGGTCGCGGACGCCATGCCGATCTGGAGTGCTCGATCGAAAGCTGCTGGGGCGATGGCACCCATCTGCCCAAGCGAGCGAGCAGCACCGCCGAAGAAGCCGCCAGAAGTCATCGGCAAGTCTTCTTGCGCGGTGCGAAGCGACTCAAGTTCGGCAAGATCGCCAGCCGTCGCCGTGCCTTGCGCCTTCTTCCATTCCAACGATCCAGCCTTCTGCGAGACTGCACCAGCTTGGAAGTTCCGCGTGACGCTTTCAACAAAGCTCAGGTTCGCAACGTCATCATGCGTGATGCGCGCAAACTCCAAGTCCATGAGCTTGCCAGCGAGCACCGGGTTGCTCCTGGTCATGTTCATCTCAGCGACCTTTCGCCGCTTGGCCCATTCGCGCATGACCGCGATGTTCTTCTCAACCAAGTCTGGCGTCTGCCCGATCTCGCCTGCGATACGCACGGCTTCCGCGCGGAGGTTCGCGTCCTTCTTCACCGCTAGGCGGAAGGTGTTGAGCATCTGCTGCTCGCGCTTGCCGTCCTGGTAAGCGCCCATCTGATCGCTGTAAGCCTGCCGATCGTAGTCTGGCGGGAGCGTCCTCGGACCCGCCAGCGGATCAACCGGGTTCTGCGGAACCAAGAACAGCGAATCGTCTGCTTGGCCGATGTCCAGACCGGTCATCGCTTGCCCCCGTACCAGCCGAACGACTCCTCATCAGCGATGGCATCTCGGATGGAGTCTTGAATCGACTGGTTGATCTGATCCTCGGTTGACGGCGGACCAAGCGGGAACCTTCGCCCGCTGTCCTTGGGGAGAATCGGGAAGAACCCAGGCATCGGGACGCCGTGCTTGCGAATGTGCTCCTCGTTCATCTTCACTCGCCCAGCGTAGGTGTTGGCGATTGCCGCCGATGTGACGATCTCACCTCGCCCTTGCAGGAAGTCATCAGCCATCGCGACTTCCTCTGGCGGGATCTGGTTCAGATACATCTCGCCGACCTCGGTCGGGACGTAGATCGTGGTCGGGTCCGTTCCTGCCGGAACGTCGATAAGCCTCATCTCGGAGTCGAAGCCGTAGTCGGAGATATGCACCTTGTCTGCGACGATCGTCTTTACGATCTTCGATACGCTGGCAAGGCTTCCATCGCCGCTCGCCACCACAGCAGCGTGCGTCTGCATTCTTAGGTTGCGGTAGTCGTTGAAGCTGCTTTGGCTCTTGATGTTGCCGCTGTAGTCCATGTAGCCAAGATCCTTGGCAGCGTTGTTCACGACCTCAGCCTCGGTCAAGATGCCGATGTCCTTCTGTGACGCATTGCCGCGCACTTGGCTGCGCAGCGCCATAATGTAGTTAAGGTCATCTGGCTCAAGCCTCGTACGGAGTTTTGCCAATAGCACTGGGTCGCTACCAGCAGCGAACTGTGTTGGATTGCGCTGGTAATCCCGCATCAAGGACGAGAACACTTCTTGATCCGTGACCACAGACTTGGTCTTGGAGAAGTTGATGATCCAGTCCCAACCACCAGTCTCGTTCGCCCACTTGGTCAGATGCGCGGGACCGGTCCTTGGGTGCTGTAGTGGGTGATTCATCATCCACTGCTGCCACTCGCCCTGCATGGCGGACTCGTCTTCAGCGCGACCGATGTTTTCGATCTGCTTGGCGTCGATGACTCGGTGAATCGCCTTGTCGCGAACGCCAACAGAGATGTGCTTTCCAGAGTAGAGCGAGTTGATGTATTCGACCTTCTCTTGGAGAGAAGCCTTCGCCATCTGCGGCATCATGGCTAGCTGCTGCGCCATGTCATCCTCGGTCGCGCCTTGAACCAACTTCTTCAGGTCGGCGGCGACCTCGGGGGCGATCTCACCAGCAGCAGACGCGGCGTCCAGATGCTCCTGCGCCTTCTGCGGGTTCTGATCCGCCATGCCACGGATGATGGACGAATGGGCGTTCGTGGTCGCTTGCAGACGGGTCTCGTTGTATTGCGCGCTGCCGATCGGGTGCCCGCTCAACTCAGAGATGCGGTCGGCTTCACCCTTCAGCCACCTTTTGGCATCGTCATATTCCTTGATGCCTTCAGAATCGGTTCTCAGGGCAGTCCGCTGCATGTCCCGCACGAAGTTGCCAGCACGAACCTGCGACTCCCCGATCTCCCACACCTTCGCCTGCTTGGTGTAGTGCTCGTTCGCATCGCTCGTCGCTTGGCGGATGCGCTTCTGCGCGTTCTCGCCCCAAATCTGCCGTTGCAGTGGGTTCTGCAAGCCTTTCTCGATGTCCTTCTGCTTCTTCGCCAAGGCGTCGAACGCAACCTGCCGGTTGTCCACGGCAACCTTGCCGACTTGGTTCAGATACCCCGACTTAGGGTCGCGCATGATGCGCTCGATCTCGTCGGCGAGGATGTTGTCGTGCCGCTTGATGTTGGCCGAGTCAACCTCGTTCTGCACCCGCATCGCGTAGTCGGAGACCACGCCGCCCAACTGCTGGACAGCGCGACCGGCTTCCTGCATCTGCTGCGGTGCGAAGTTCTGCATCGGGAGCGTCTGCTGCGCCTGCAACGGCACCATGCCGCCGACTTGCGGATCTACGCTCGGGACGAATGGTCGATGACCTCCGAGCCCTGGGACACGGGGCATCAGTAGCCTCCTCGGCTAGCCATGTAGGGAGCCCACTGCCCAGCGACTTGGCTGGCGCTGCCGAGCAAGGAAGTCATCACCGACGCACCAGGATTGATCGTGCGGGCTGAGGATCGCGCGTTACGGGCGTTCATGCCTGCGAAAGCTGCTTGGTTGCGGTAGTTGACAGCCTGCATCCTGGCGGCGTTTGCGGCCCTTACGGCGTTGACGTTGATCGTCATCGTGTCGATCTCCTTGATGATGTCGCTGCTGGCAACATGCTCGGCGGCAGAGCCAACACCGGCTTGGATACCGCGTGCGGCAAGGCTCGCTTCCTGCGATGCCTTCTCGGCACCAGCGCGCATGGTGTATTGCCCGATCTGCTTTTGACCGGCTTCCAGGATCTGCTGCGCCTGCACCTCGGCAGCGCGGGCGTTCATGTTGCTGACAGACTGCTGATACTCCAGCGACAGGGCTTCGCTCTTGAGCTTGTATTGGGCGCTCTTGGCTTCGTAGAAGGAGCCGATCGCGGTAGATGCGGCACCTACGATGGCAAGGATCATCCCGACAGGTCCACCGGCCATCAGCCCAGCGCCACCGCCGCCACCGCCCCCGCCGCTGTCACTGCCCATGTTGAAGGCAGAGTTCTGCCCCAGCGACCCGGCACCGTCGCCACCCCAGAATCCGTAAGAAGGTCCGCCACCAGCCATGTTCAGCCTCCGATGCTAACTTCCGCCGTGATACTCACAACAGTCATGGGCAGCGGATCATCTTGCCTGATCCACACTTGCCCGCCTTGCTGCCAGCGTTTCAGCAGCAACGTATCTACCATGACGCTGCGCATTTCATCGCCCGTCTCGGTAGGGTTGAGGGGAATCAGTCGGTCCTCATCAGGTCCGATCTCGCCGCCAGCGGTTTGGTAGAACCGCACCCACGCGGCGTTGACGTTGAGCGTGCGACCTTGCGCGAAGCCTTCCATCTGGATCGCCATGGGCAAGGTCTTGAGGTCGCTGGTGTAGCCGAGCCCAGCATGGACCTTGACGTATGGGGCATTCAGCGAGATTGCGGCAGTGTCTACGGTCTGCGCAGAATGGACGGTCCCGTCTGCGAGGATCGACAACGACTCGCCTTCAAGGTGCCCAAGACCCGACATCGTGTCGCGCGCCCAAGCCCACGTTGCAGTCGCTGCTGCACGAAGCTCGGCAGGGATCGTGGCGGTGCAAGTGCCAGTCGCAACTGTGGCGCTAGATGTTGCCGCGATCGTGATTCGATACTCGGTCCCATCCGATCCGTAGAACACGACTTGATCGCCAACGTCGCTCTGCGTCGGGAAGATGAACGGCGAGTGCGCAGTTGCCGTGATCGTGATGGTTGATCCTGCCGTCCACGTTGCCGCGCTCAGAGTCATCAGCGCGGTGCCGACAGTGTTGGTGCCGTCGAACGTCAGGCCACTGTCCACGTAGAACGCATCCTCCAGCGCCGCGAACTCGTAGGGCGCGAACTTCTCGATGTAGCGCACCGTGCTGCCGTCGATCGTGCGCTTCACGCTGACGTAGACGGAATCCTCCTCACCTTCTGGCACCGAGCATACGGACTCAAACTCGCCGTCCGTGGCGTGCCAGCACCATGCGCCAACCTGCTCCTCTGGCACGTAGGTCAGCGACAGCAGTTGCCCGCTCGTGCTCGTGAACCACAGGACCGGGATCGGAGACTTCGCGTAGGTCATGTCGCGAATCTCGTAGTTGTCGAACAAGTGCGCAGCGCGAAGCGACAGGTCGCCAGTCTGATACCCCTGCGCCTGCCAGTTGAACGCAAGCTCGCGAACGTGACCGCCACGGTTGGCGCAGAACACCAGCGAGTTGTTCACGATCTGCGGCTGCGCATGGTTCGCGCCGGTGTAGCTCTGCGCGCGGATGCTGATGCTCGTAGGCGTCAGCGCCTCGCTGTTGACCGCAGTGACTCGCCACTCTGCCGAGTTGGTCAGCAGCAGAAGCTCCGACATCGGGACGATGTGGCGAATCGTATTCGACTCGCGAGCCGCGATCTGGACCTTGATGCGGTCGGTGTCGATGGTCGGGAGCGAGTAGGCGAGGTCGTAGTCGCTGCCGCTGCGCGTGAGGAATAGGCTCTGCGGCTCGGTTGGCGTTCCAGCGAAGCAGCGGCGCTGCTCAAAGTAGGCAACCGCGCCAGGGTAGTTGTCAGGCAGGATCAACTCGCCGTTCGTGCGGATAGGCGGCGTGACGCCCATGTCTGGGGCGATGTTGTCATCAATGAACGACTCGGTCTCAGTCTGACCGATGTAGCCGTAGAGACCGCTCTGCTTCTTGTAGACCTTGTAGCGGGCTGCGCCTTCGACCTCGGCCCACTCGATTGTGTTGTAGGCTCCGGTGATGAACAGGTTGTTGGTGACGCTCTGTTCGACAGATGGCTCGGACTCGTTGCCGTCAGCGGAGACCGCCGTCACCTTGTAGTATTTGGTGACATCGACGGTGCGGGAACCGAACTGGACGTAGTCGGTGGCAGCGGTGTAGGTGCCAGTCGTTCCGATGACGCCGCCGCCGCTGTAGTCACGGACAGTCAATCGTGTAAACAGCGGAGTCGTATTGACGATGTAGAACCCGTCAACTAGCCCGCCAAGCGAAGGGTTGATGCCTCCGATGTAGACTGGGTCACCAACCGACAAGCGGTGAGCGATGTCCGTGTCGATTAGTGCTGTGGCTGCGACAGAGATTGTGCTGATACTGATAGCCTCACCCCGCGAAGCCGTCAGCACGATGCTCTCTGGATGGCTCAACGCAGGCACAAGCTGCGGAGTCTCAAGCACCCACTCGGTCGCACTCAGGCGCTTGAGTTCGCGCGTGCCGCCGGTCGTGCCAGCGATGGTAAGGATGTCGTTGCTCTGCGCGTAGGTCAGGTTGAACAGTTCAGCTTCAAGCCACGGCGCGGGTAGCTCAAGCTCGCCTGTGGCTGGTTGCAGATACCACCATCCGTCGCCAGCGGTCGGGAACGCAGGCGGAACGTCGCTGTCGTTCTCGGCTAGACAGATGTAGTTGTGCGTCAGGTATGAGATGAGCGTCCCTGGCTGGTAGCGGCGGTAGCCGGTTGGGATGCCCGATCCAGCACCAGTGAACGTGATCCCGCCAGCGCCAGCCGTTTCGGCGAGCTTGATGCGGTTGCTGCTCTGGATCACAGCGTAGTAGGTCTGACCGACGTTGATGCCTGCCGGAGGGATGCCGCCGCTGACCGTGAACGACACCTCGTTGTCGGCGACCAGCGGGTGACTGTTCCAGACCACCTCATCAGTGGCGTCATCGAACGTGATCGTTGCGTTCGACGGGATGAACGCAGTCGGAACCGGCGTATTGTGAACCAGCGTCCCACCATCCGTGTGGAACCGGATGTGGCTGTCCCCCAACTCGATGACCATGGTCTGATCTGTCGAGTAGACGAACGGGATCAACCGCGACTTCTTCGTGCCATCCTTGGTCTCGCGCACGAACTGCGTGCCGGGACGCCGCACAGCAGGACCCTGCGGCTTCACCACGAAGTTGCGCAGACGCTCCGCACCAGTCTGGAACTTGGCATCGTCGATGCGCCCAAACATCTCGGTGCTGATCTCGCCACCGGAGAACGAACGCACGAAGGTCTTGGTCGATGCCATGGCTTACCGCTTCGCCATCCAGTCAGGGGTGTGAACAGGGTGCGTGTTGCGCTTGATCGCGTCCGACTGGCCTGCTTGGCCGAGATACATGCCCATCATCTGCAAGCACCGCTTGGACTCCTCAGCGCCTTCCTTGCCCTTCATGGTTGCACCGGCAAGCATCGACGCGAGGTGCCACGACAGCACGAGGCTGAACAGCGGCGTGAAGTCTCTCGCGTAGAGGATCTTCGTGCAGTAGCGAAGGACTGCATCCTCCTGATCCGTAAACAGGCGCAGCACACCGTCCGTGTCCTGCTCGATCACAAAGTCTTGCGCGTCCTTGCTGTCATCCGTGCTGCCGGTGGGAAGCACCGCGATCGGACGCTGGAAGTCGTGCGGGAGCATGTAGCAGTAGTCCCACGCATCTCGGTCGCACTCGTGAACGGTCAGCACCTCGGTGTTCGTGGCAAACGACCAGTGCTGCAAGTCCAACGTCGCTTGCAGAGCGATCGGGTAGAACATATGGCACAGGCGAGCCTGCGGCGAAGGATCGGGCGGATCGACCGACAGCACATCCGCCGACTCGCCGATGAACGACAGAGCCATGTTGCAGATGTCCACATCGGTCTGAGGAATACACCCACACATATCCTCAAGGAACGTGAAGTTGCCGTTGATCAGGACGGTCGTTACCAGCCCGTCAATCTCGTGCAGTTCGTAGTAGTAGGTGCCGTGGTCGGTAGCAGCCTGCAAGCCGCTCAGGGCGAACTCCACCACGCCGTTGGCTGCATCAGTCACGTTACCAACCACGATCTGCGGCTCGGCTGGCGTCACTTCCTCATCGTGCGTGTGCCCGCTAGCCGAGTGCGGATATGCGTAGATGTAGAGTTCAAAGTTGAGGCCAGTGATGTCTACGACTTGCCACGACGAGTTGCGGATCGTGAACGTCCACGGCTGGATGTCGTTCTGCGCGATGTAGATGTCGATGACGGTCGGGCAGAGATTGATGATGTTCATCGGTGCCTCACAGCTTGAACCACAGAGCCTCGGCGGGGACGCCTTGGTCGGTCAGAACCCAGAGAAGGTGATACCCCTTCTGCCACGCGGACTCGTCGGCAGGGGTCGTGAACCGAATCGTGGTCGCGTTTGGCTTCGTGACCACGAGGAACCGGATCTTGCTGTTCAGGTCTGCATGGTGCGTGCATGACCCGGTAGCGGTGATGCTGACTTGGTTCAGGTAGCGATACTGCGGAAGGTCATCGCAAGTGATCTCGTACTGAGTCGCGTAGTTGAGCAGGTAGCAACCTTCCGCGTCCTGCGTTGGCGAACCAAGGCTTGTCAGCACAACGGTCGTAGGGCGCGTTGGCCGATACGGACTGTCATCCTGCGGACGCAGGTAGTGCGGCTCCCAAACCTCGTAGTCGTAGCCATCGAGCGGACCACCGTGGTCGCGCGACTCGCCGCCGCCGTTGATGACGCGGCCATCTGGAAGCAGGATCGTGGTCTGGTGGTAGTCCCTTCGCGACTGCGATGCCGTCCAGCTAGCGATGACCCACTTGGTTGCACCGGGGAACAAGACCTCCACCGCAGTGTGGTAGAGGAAGTTGTCGTTGTGCAAGCCACCGTGCTGCAAGAACTCGTGCGGCACTGGCGGCTCGTCGGTCGGTTGCCAGTCCACGCCACCGAACGCCACGATGCTGCCGTCAGGAAGCACAACGGTGTTCAGCATCTGGCGGGGAACGTTCATCGCAGGAGCCGGTGCCCACTGCTCAGTGCCGCCAGCGGTCAGGTTGATGCGCTCGACGGTGTTCGTGTCGAACTCGCGGTCGGGATCTACGCCAGCAGTCCATTCGATGAACGGTGGGATCTGCGCGCCACCCATGCGGTAGATGACATCCGCGTGCGTCTCAAAGTTCTGAAGCTGGACGCTGGAGCCGTAGTAGCGGAACTCGTTCAGCAGACCGACAGGTTCGCTGTGCCCTTGCGTCGTAGTCCACACGCCTGGGGCACCGTCATGGTCAGCAAGAGTCGCGCTCTTGTGAACCATGCCAGCCATGAACAAGTCCCCGTTGGTCTTGAAGTAGCTGCGCGAGTAGAAGTAGAGCGAGTCTTCAAACGGCGTGTTGTCAAGCAGGACGCCAGGGCCGGGCCAAACGTCGATGCCGTCAACGTCCTTGATGAGACCTGATGCGGTAGCGGTCGGTGCCGCGTTCACGACGTAGGCTTCGTAGGTGTTCCACGTCGGGTTGTGCGTGTAGTCCTGGTTGGCAAGAAGCAAGTCGTTGCTGCCACCAGCCACGATCAGCACAGGCTTGTTGCCGGTGCGAACGAACGAAGGACTCAGGTTCACCGATGGGTAGTAGCGACCGAAGTCGAGCACTGCGGCTTGAACCCACGCGCCCTTGCCGGTCGTGTAGTGACCACCGGTCAGAGCCGAGTTGAACGTCGGCGTGCCAGCATCGTCGGTCGAGTAGCACGACATATCCAGCGACGGTGCCCAGATGTAGACCTTGTTGTCCGCATACTGGTTGACATCGGGATCCCAACTCATGCCGCCAGCGATCATCAAGTCGCCGTTCTGCGTCCAAGTGTGACCAGCACAGAACAGGTTGGGAATGCGAACGGTGGAAGGTGTTCCAAAGTCACCTTCGATCGGACCAACAGGGAAGAAGAAGTTCTGGAACCTAGCACCCGCTGGTTCATCAGCAGGGTCCACGATCGCCCACGCTTGCAGCGACCACAGCGTGTTAGCCGCAACCAGAGGATCGTTCGCGAGAGTCGCGATGACCGGCGCGTTGTCCCACACCACGACCTTGCCACGATTCGGTCCCTTCGGGATGAGGGACATATGGATCGCGTTGAATCGCTCAGGCCACTTGTATTCAAACAAGTAGGTGATGCCAGCAAACGCAGCGGCTGGATCAGTCTCAAGCGGATCGTGAATCCACGCACTCGTCCACGCACCAAACCTCGACGCACGCCCCGTCAGGTCAACATCAGCAGTCGAGACGTTGAAGTTCGTGTTACGGCTACGCAGTCCGACGTTGATGTTCATGCCTTGCGTCCTTTACGAAAAAAGCCGCTCGCCCGCGAGAACAACAGGCGAGCGGCACACAGGTCCGCGAAGCAGGTAGCGACTGCTGCGCGACAGAGAGATCAGGCGATGGTGATGCCGGTCGCGTAGAGCGGGACATCGGAGTAGTCCGTCCCGCCACCGAACTGCGCTTGGGTGCAGATGTCGATGTCGAACGTGCCGGTCAGGAAGTCGCCGCTCCCGGTGACATTCATCGCTCCGTAGAGGTATCTACGCCCCTTCGTCTCGATGGTCGTGGCACCAAAGTCGGTGCCTGAACCGCGAACGGTCGTGACAGGGAGAAGCGGGACGCAAATCTTGGCCCCAGCCCGTAGGTTCCGAGTGAGAACAACGCTGTTGGCAGAGTAGATCGCCGACCGGCCAAGCTCTTGGGCGGTCGTAGAGTCTGCCTTCGTGCTGAGTTCACTGGCGTAGAAAAGCCACTGGATCAGTGGATCAACTAAGCCATCTGGAGTGAACGCAGTCCTGATGCTGATGACAGCGATCAGGGGCTCTCCGACACCCATGTTGCGGATCGAACCAAGGTCGATGATGTTGTCAGTGACATCGCCTGGGGCCGAAGCGAACGACTGGTTGTCAGACAGCTTGAGGAATGCGTCAGAGTACATGTGCCTCCTCAGGTGATGGTGAAGCCGCTCGGGTAGAACTTCAGCCCGTCCGGTTCGCCTTCCACGAGTTCAACGCGGAACTCGACAGCCGCGATGGTCCCAGTGACCACGTAGCGCCCGAACATATAGCGGAAGTTCGGGAGCGAGATTTGCCGCTGAGATTCGATGTTGTGCAACATCGGGTGGTTCAGTCGGACCGCGATCTGTGACCCGACCGTGAGCATCGAGGGCGTCAGGTTGCCCGAAGTCCCAAGGATCTGCGGGATGACCGTGATCGTCATGGCCGTCGCGTCAGCCGTGATCGTGACATCAGGGGCTCCTGCGAGAGCCAGACCTGGGGTCGTGGCGAGGCGGAAGCCGTTGGTGGTCAGCGTAGCGCCAGCCGCAACGTAGTACGGGCGGCTCGCGGTGAGGTTGCCACCAGTGCCACCAGTGATCGCCGTCACGGCCACAGGCGTCCCGGCAGGGAGACCGTGCGCCGTCCAAGTCACGACATCGTCAGATTCTTCCATGGTCGGAGCCGTGGAAGTGAGACCGGCGAGAGTCGTGACCGGGAGCGAGACAACTTGAAGCTCAAGCTGTCCAGCGGTCGTTGCCGTTGCCGCGACCTCGACGGTGAACAGCGCATACATGTTCTTGCCACGGGCAAGATCGCGCAGCGCGGTAGTCGCGTCGATGTAGTTGGTGGTGAGAGCCGTCGCCGTGATCGCGCTGCCGAGAGCAGCCGAATCAAGCACGAGGTTGTTGTCAAGGTAGGGCATGTTGAGATCCTCCTTGGATCAGGCGACCAGGGCTTCGGTGTTGACGAGGGCGTCACAGCAGCGGATCGGAACACCCATGAACGACAGCCACGACATCGGGCCGCCGAACTGGTTCAGACCTTGGTTGATGGCGAGCACGCTGCTCGACTTCTCCATCGCGAGGCGCGTCAGACCACTGTGAACCGTGCGGTTCATGTAGAACACAGGGCGACCCATCGCGAGGTTGGGGATTCGGTAGACAGCCTGCGCCATCTTGTGGATGACGTTGGTGAAGACCGCGGGCTGTTGATCGCCCGCGTTCAGCGCCGTGAACTCCGACACCTTGATGTTCGGGATGCGGACGCAGTAGCGCCAGTCCTTGACCACGAGACCAGTCTTCCACTGGTAGCGCGTGACGAGAGCGCGCATACGCTCGGTGGACGAAGCGTTCGCGCTGCCAGCCGATGCCGGGGTGTAGACCGTCTCGGTTCCAAGGTTCTCGTGCAGGAGACCAGCCTTGCTGCCCTTCGGGAACGGGCAGTAGACGGTGTTGTCGCCCCAGCAGACGAGCCAGATCGACGCGCTGGTGATCGCGATGGCGTTGCCGCCGAGAAGGATGTTCTGCCCGTTGCCAGCCGAGGTCAGCGAGTAGCGGCTGGACAGCCCCAGCGGCTGCAACGGGTCCGTTGCCGGGTTGCCGTAGAACATCGTGGTCGCCATCGTCTGGTTCATGGCTTCCAGGAACGCGACATCCTCCGACAGACGGAACGCATCCGTGTTGCCGTTCAGCATCGCGAGGTCAACGTCGATCTCCGAGCGCGCCTCCAGGATGCCGCAAGCCTCATCGACCTGAGCGGTCGTGCTCTTGCTGGACGGGATACCCTTGTTCAAGGCACGCCAGTAGACGGTGGGAAGACCAGTGCGGATCACGACACGGTCACCGGTAGGAAGGTTGCCTTCCTTGAACACGGCGTCGGTCAGGATCTCGTTGGTCTGAGAGAGAAGCT